AAAATGTAGTTACAAATCCTGTTTGTAATACGAATGAAGTTGTGTTAATGATACACAACACTAAACATTGTGGTGCTGTTAAACGAGCAGCAAAATTTGGAATACCTCATGTAAGGATTGCACATAAAGATGAAGATCAAATGATAAAACTCTTTGAAACATGGAGAGTTGATCTCATAGTTCTTGCAGGATATATGAGAGTAATTCAAAATCCATCTAAGTTTCCTTGTCCTATTATTAATGTTCATCCATCACTATTACCAAAGTATAAAGGATTAAATGTAGTTGAAAGAGCAATGGAGGCAGGTGATAAGGTTACTGGATGTACTGTTCATTATGTGAATGAAGAATTAGATGGAGGTGAAATAATTCTTCAAGGTGAGGTTCCCATTTTACCTGATGATGATATAGAATCATTAACAAAGGCAATTCAAAGAATGGAATATGCTATTTTACCACAGGCAATTCAAGATGTTAAGTACAAAGTACCGATTGGAACTCACTGATATATGTTGTAGGATGATAACCACTGATGGTGTTCCTGTTACATTAGAAGAAAGAATATGGATGAGTAAACTATGTGACCATAATAGGGCAGCAAAGGCACTTGCAGAGGCACTATTATGCCCTTCTAAGGGTGTGTAGTACACAATTACCATATATAGTGTTATCAATGTGACATTTTGGACATTTTTGGTCAAAATACTTGACTTCTGAATAATTTTATCTTATTATAGAGTATAAGTAATCTTCAGGAGAATTTTCTCATGCCTACTGCTTACGCACAAAAATCCAAGTATAGAGTAACATTGGATTTAGAAGTTCAGGAAGACTTTAATCCTCATAACATAAATTGGGGTAAGATACTTGATGTTCATGGTGATGAAAGAATTTCTTCTTATGTGGAAGATTTGGATTGTCCAGATAGATGGTAAAGAACTAAATATTATATGGTATTATCTTAAGTTAGTATGACTGTCTCATTCACAAAATTCATGGAACTCTGTGAAGTTTATGATAAGGATGTTGTTGGGCGTTCACAAATAACTCAATCTGGTGAAGGTGGTAGAATACAAAGAAAGAGAAAGAAAACTGATCCTGAGAAAAGAAGAGTAAAAGCAGTTGGTGGTGGTAAGACTGAACCTGCTAAAACATATAAAGATAGAAAAGATATAGGACAAACTAATAAACAGAGGTCTAAATCTGGAAGAGAGCAACAACCAACTCAAGAAAGAGGTAGTGCTAGTTTAACACCTAGAGAGCAACAAAGAAAGGCAAGAGCAGAAAGAATGGCAGCAAAATCTGGTGCTAAAACTAAAACAGCAGATGAATTATTAGCAAAGAAAGCAAAGAAAACTGTTGACCCTAATTATAAACCACAAAAAGCAAGTGGTATGACTAGAGCAGAGAGAATGAAAGTTACTAGAAAAGGTGAAACTAAATTGAGAAATATATTTAAAGATCAAGAAACTGCAAAGTATAAGAAGATTACTGGTCAAGATCCTGATAAGAAAGCAAAAACTAAAATATTATCCAGAGTTCATAAAAGAATGAGTACATGACACAATATATTGTTAAGGCAAGATATACTGACCATCAACATAGGTCACATTATATCACTGAAGAAGTTGATTTAGCAGACAGAAAATATATCGAAGACTTTATAAGATCAAGGTATCCTGTTGGGCAATGGTTGTTTATCAATCAGGTTAGACAGAAATAAAATTATCCTAATTTGAGTTAAATTTATTATGAAAGATACAATTTTATTTGGTGACTGTAGAGAAACATTATGTGGATTTCTACCGAAAAGTGCTAGATGTTGTGTAACTTCTCCACCTTATTATGGTCTTAGAGACTATGGTGGGGAAGGTAAACAAATAGGACAAGAACAAACACCAGAAGAATATGTAAATGAAATGGTGAAAGTATTCAGAGAAGTAAGAAATATTCTTACTGATGATGGTACTTTGTGGTTAAACATTGGTGATAGTTATTATAACTATCGACCTGGTAAATCTTATGTTAAACAAACAGTTAGTAAGACTAATCAAGACCTACCAGAGTATTCACCAAAGAGAGCAACTAAGTTAGAAGGATATAAAGAAAAGGATCTAATTGGTATTCCGTGGATGTTAGCATTTGCATTAAGAGCAGATGGATGGTATTTAAGACAAGATATTATCTGGAATAAACCTAATCCAATGCCTGAAAGTGTGAAAGATAGATGTACTAAATCACATGAATATATCTTCCTATTAAGTAAAAATAAGAAGTATTATTATGACCATGAAAGTATAAAAGAAAAAGCAGTTGGTGAAAGATGGGGTGGAAATACTCCCATTAATTTAGATAAAAGTAAAGATAAAGATAATACTTTTTCAGGTTTAACTAGACCTAGAAAAATGATATATGATAAAAGAAATAAAAGATCAGTTTGGAATGTAACAAGTAAATCATATAAAGGTGCGCACTTTGCAACTTATCCACCTGAATTAATTGAACCTTGTATTAAAGCAGGTTCAGAAGTTGGTGATATTATTTTAGATCCATTTATGGGATCTGGAACTACTGCAATGGTAGCAAAAATGCTGGATAGGTATTACATAGGGTGTGAATTGCATGAGGATTATGGACATTTAATACAAGAAAGAGTTCCAATAAATGTTAGTTACCTCTAAATTGACATAATGGTGAGGGCAACCTCAAAAGGTATCAGTAAGAGCAATGCTCAACTGTCTGTTATAATCCCTTTTGTAATGATCCCTCACCATTTTGTTTATTTAATTCTTATGCCTACAAGAAGAAAAAGAAGTTCTGCTAAATCTACAACTGCTCAAAGAATTGCAGCAGCAATAGATAAAAAACCAGCAGAAACTTCAGTTGCTAAGAAGAAACCAGTTGCTAGGAAAAAACCAGTTGTTAAAGAAGAAGTAGTTGTTGTATCAAGTGCAGTAACTAAAGAGAAAATTGAAGAGTGTATAAAAGCACCTACAAGATCTCTAAAACCTGTTACTAAATATCAACAAACTGCTGAAATTAAAATGACTGAAACACCAGTAAAAGAGGAAGTGAAAGTAATAGATTGGAAAGAGAAAATTCAAAAATTAGATGGATTTTCCCTTGCAATTCTACCTTTCCTTTATCTTGAGTGGGGAGTAAAATCTGCACTTAAAGCAACAGGAGTTCTTTAAATAATTGTTAAGATTGACCTCTATGTTTTACATAGGGGTCTTTTTTTTGTTATAATGAATATAATAAAGGAATTATTTTATGCTAACAGGAAACCAATTAATCAAAACAATTAAAGAGAACTCAGAGTTAAATAAATCTGAAATTGTTAAGGTATGTGGTTATACATCAGTTAGAAAAGATGGATCAATTAAGTTAAATTATACAGAATTTTATCAAGCAATATTGTTAGTTACCTCTAAATTGACCTATTAATGAAAGGAGAATTATTACTATGAAAGTTTTACATCTTGAGCATCCAGAAGATATGATTTTAGAGGGTGATTTAAGTGTATTTGATGCTTTATATGGTACTGCTAATATATCATTAAAAATAGATGGATGTCCAGCAATAGTTTATGGAACTAATCCTGAAAATGGTAAGTTTTTTGTTGGTACTAAATCAGTATTTAATAAGCAAAAGAAGATGATATGTTATACTGTGGAGGATATATTTAACCTTTATAATGAAGAAACTCACTCAAGTTTGATTGAGGTTCTTGTTATGTGCTTGATGTATCTTCCAAAGGTAGATGGTATTATTCAGGGTGATTTTATAGGATTTGGTGGTAGTAATGTTTACAGACCTAACACATTAACTTATACTTTTCCTGAGATAATATCACAAAAGATTATCATTGCACCTCATACATTCTATAAGACTGATACAACATTATTAGATGCAGTTGCAAGTCCATTAATAACAGTATTTACTGATACTGATGATGTTAAGTATGTCCAACCAACAGTAGATAGAGTCTTTGAGTATAATGAAGTGCCTAAGATTAACACTGATAAAGTTACATTTATGACTCCAAAAGAGGCAAAAATTGCTAAACAAGCAGTTAATAATCTTATTAGAGATGGTGTTGATTTAGATGATTCTGCTCTATATGATATATTTGGATGTAATCATCTTGTTAATTTGTATCAGATAGTGAGAGATATTAAAGTAGATTTGATGAATAGTATGATTGTAACTGATGCCCCTAAATGTTATAATGATGGTATAGAAATAGTAGGTGAAGGGTTTGTTTTTCAGACCAAATATGGTACAATTAAGTTAGTTAATAGAGAAGAATTTGCTTATGCAAATTTTAATAATGGAAAGTTTCAGAAATAAATGTTAGTTACCATTAAATTGACTGTTCATTATAGAGTGTGTTGTGGT